TACTGGAAGATCAGACGACCGAAGTATCCATGTGCAGCAACAATGTTATAGGTCTCTTCTTCTTGACCGAACTTGTAACCGTAGTTCTGGGACTCAGTTTCAGTAGTCTCACGAACGAGCGACGACGTAACCAGCGAACCGTGCATCGCAGAGAACAGGGACCCACCAAAGACACCTGCGACTCCAAGCATGTGGAAGGGGTGCATGAGGATGTTGTGCTCTGCTTGGAAGACAAGCATGTAGTTGAAAGTACCAGAGATGCCGAGCGGCATAGCGTCAGAGAAAGAACCCTGACCGAATGGATAGACAAGGAACACTGCAGAAGCAGCGGCGACAGGCGCAGAATAAGCAACACAAATCCAGGGTCTCATACCCAGGCGATAGGACAATTCCCACTCACGACCCATGTATGCATAGATACCAATCAGGAAGTGGAATACAACTAGTTGGAAAGGTCCACCATTGTACAACCACTCATCCAGAGAGGCTGCTTCCCAGATGGGATAGAAGTGAAGTCCAATAGCATTTGAAGAAGGAACAACAGCACCAGAAATGATGTTGTTACCATAGATGAGTGAACCAGCTACTGGTTCTCTGATGCCATCAATGTCTACAGGAGGTGCAGCAACAAAGGCTACGATGAAGCAGACTGTGGCAGCAAGCAGGGTAGGAATCATGAGGACTCCAAACCAGCCAACATACAAACGATTGTTGGTTGATGTGACCCACTCACAGAAATTATCCCAGACTGACTGGGATTGTTGACGTGTAAGAGTTGACATTTGAAAAAGGGTTAAGTAAAAGTGCGGGGAACACTTGGTAAAATATTCCAACTCTACCCTCCAGAGTTGGTATGAGAGACGTATTTTATTTCCCTAGAAGTCTCGGTTTAAGGGGAAAGTAAAAGGTGAGGATACCCTCACCACTTTCACTTATTTATATTAAGTTAGATTAAGTGTTTTGTCAAGACCCCCAGACACTTTGGAAATTGTCACTGAGAATACTCATTTAATACATCAAGTACATCATTCAAAGATTGATCTGCGCCATCCAACCATTGACCTGGTTTGTTGGCATGTTTTTTATTCAGATTGTTCTTAAGTTTATAAACTCTTGCCAAGATATCAACCTTGGTCACTCTTCCTCTTGGCATGTTTCATCTCCGTTTCAAAAGATCCATCAACATATCCCCTACGATACTCCCAGGTTGTTCCTCCGTCAACTCCTCTCTTTGGGTTTATGCATTTACTATAATCTGGATCATCTTTTTTAATACTATTGCAAACTAATCCTGCTAGATCTAATTCATTACCTTTTGCTCCTGTTCCTGTCCATCTATGTTCTCCATTTAACCAAGTGGCTCCACATTTTTCACATACCTCTTGCTTGAGGGAAAAATTGAGTTCTTCAGACATTAATTACATTCCTGGGATAGAGGGCATGGTGACACCACCAGTCATTGAAGGAAGTGATCCACCACCAGACACACCACCTGTCATTGATGGAATTTCTGGCATCTCTGGCATCATACCTCCAACTAAGTCAGGAAGCATAGTAGAAACTTGTTCTAATACTTTTGACTTGACTCCTTCAATGATAGCACCACGACTAGTGTACACATAAATTCCACCAGCGACAGCAACGCTTGTTACACCAAATGAAAAAATTGCCATAGCATTAATGATTTTCTGCATAATGCGTCCAATAAAATCGTATTTAGATAAATACAAAGGCAAACAATTATTTACATACTATGAGAAAGTTAGTACCATTTCTCATGATTTTGATGACAGCAGGCGCAGCCAATGCTGATATTACTCATAAACTTAGTAGTTCTACACAGTTGACTGTAGATGCTGCTGCCTCTCAGGCAACAAGAATTGGATCCACATATAGTGTAAGTGGTTCTAATATCACTGCTGGTACAATGGGAGGAATTACTGCTCCTGCATCTGCCACAGCTGCTGCTACTCAAATTCAAGGGGCATACACAGTTACCACTGAAGGATCTGCATTCTCCCTGAGTGAGTCTTTCACTTATGGTGATGCAATCCCCACAGGTACAACTGTTGGAACAGGTGTTGTAGGAACTCTGCCAGCATTTGGTTCAGTTACAACCACTGCTGGCGGAGTGGCTGGCACTCTAGCTGGGACCATAACCTCAGCAGGTGTAACAACCCTGACTGCGGGCGGCGCAGGAACAACTGCCACTGGCCAATTTGTCAGTGAAATCTCTGTAGACTAGATATATAATGAGAGTCTCTATGTCTAAACTGCAAGAGGCAATCAGTCTTGGTCTGGTACTTGGCATCCTACATGGACTGTCCCAATCTTCAAGGGCAGTCCCTGTAGTCCCAAATTTTAGCCAGGGGTCAATGACTAGTCATACAGAAACCACCAGCAAGGTGACTGAAACAATTAATTCCATTGATTATAACACAGGATGGCAATACTCAGTGACAGGAACAAATGTTGGAAATGGGGGACAGGCACTGAATCCCAAAAGTGTGGAGAGTTCAGTGAATCTGAATCCACTTGGAGGATTAGAGGGGCAAATCTCAAGCACTCAATCCTCAGCAAGCTTAGGGACTGCACAATTTACAATTACAAATCCTGGAGAGGCATTTCAGTTCACCCAAACTTATCAGGGTCCAGGAATTTCAAATCAGACAATAATTCAAAGGGTAACAGAAGTTACAAGCGTAACAGATACTACAAGTATATTCTCCCAGTAATTGGTTGCTTATCATTTACTTCCAATGCCTTTGCAGATGTGGGTGGTGTCTCTGCAACAGCAAACCCAATCGCAAATAGCAGCGGATCAGTTACCAACCAGGCTATTCAGGTTTTACAAGGCCCATATGTAACTAATTCATATGGCAATGGGATATCTTGTCAAGGTCCCACAATGAATTTCACACCATATGTAACTCACTCAAAAAGTTATCAATTACCTTTTGAGAGATATTATAATGAACCTCAGTATAATGCCACAGATTTCAAGGGAAGAAAAGTAGAGATACAACAACAAGTTAAAAACTATCCATGGGAGGAATGGTATGATGACAGTGTAAGAACTGATCCCAATGATCCTCTCTATGATGCTAATGGAGATGGTGAGCCAGATAGATGGTTTGAAGATGGTGCTGATATGACAATTGTCATAGAACAAATACAACCAGATGGAATACCTGATAGGCCAGGTCAGATTCTGTGGGAAAAACCAGTAAGAACTGGTCAGCAAGATAATTACAGTACTAACATTGGATTCTCTGCCACTCTCTCATTCCCCCTTGATGGAGGACTACAAGAAAGATGTAAGGAAGCAGCAGACACACATACTGCTTTGATGCAGCAAAATCTTGCCAATAAGAGATTAGATTTTGAAATTGCGCGTCTTAAGAATTGTGGTGAATTAATGAAGGCTGGAATCAGTTTTCACCCTAAGAGTCGCTACTATGCTATCTGTGCTGATGTGGTTGTGCAGAATGTCAACACTATACCACAACACAGACACTCTATCCCTTCCTCTTCTTTGAAATCTTCAAGGGTGGTAAACCCCTCTTCTCGCGATACTTATTTGCAGCAATCTCAGAAGCAGACAACTTTGGGGGCTTCTTCCCCAATAAGGTCTGTACCTTCGTCAGTGCTTTCTTCACAGCAGGTTTCACCACTCTTAACAAAAGATCAGCAAGAGGTTTTGCAAATATTGCCGAAGAGGTAGCAACCACAGCAATTGATGCTGTAGCAGTCACTGCACCTGCTGTGGGAAGATTACCTATAATTTGCTCCACAACCTCAATCTTCTCTGTAACCTGAATACATTCATTCCCCACAAGTCTATAATCAGTTACCTTTTGATCACCCCTCACAAAACCAATAGGCTCTTTTAATTCCTGTGCCTCAGTGGGGCATGGGATTTCTTGTGTGGGTGTCTGAGGAACCTCTGGTGTCTGTGGAGCAGGTGGCTCTGGTGCTTCAGAAGGTTCAGGTGATTTAACTGGTGGAACTTCTCTTGATTTCTCCTCAGTAATCATTTGCAATCTAGATGCATCATACTGAATAGGATTGAAGGTTGGTATTCCTGAATCACATAACGTGACAATTCCATCTTCATCCTCTTGAGTTAGTTGCACATTCTCATCACTATCTCTATGAGATTGAACACAACCAGGCATGTCAATAATTGGTATGCCTACCTGAGAGGTTATTGGTGGATAAATTGGCAGGGCAAGAGGGGGTGACTGAGACCAATTATGAACTGGTAGCACAAGGATATCCAGTTGTGGGATATCAATCTCACGAATCTCCATCCAATTCCTCACAATCATTGATGGATGTTGCTAGTTCACCACCAACCTGTGCTCCTTGATCAGCACCAAAGAGAGCAACAAAACCAGCAAGCACTGGACCAACAAAAGGTATACCAGCTACGAATCCTGAGGCACTAGCACCAATACTAGCTCCCACAATCCTTCCTGTTTGTTCTCCACCACCTTCCGCCTTTATGCACTCTAATGCTTTTGCACTTAACTTTTTTCCACCACCTGCTGGAGGTGATCCTTCCATGGTATATTCAGTCTCAACATCCACAACGGATTTACCACCTACTCCAAAAAATCCATTCTTCTTATCAATATATTTTTTTGTGCTCATAACCTTTGGATCATTAGCACTATACTCTATACTATATCCTTCCTGACCTGCTTCAACTTTATATGATGTGTAATCACCAACAGGTAAATTAATATCTGGTAAATTTGTTTGTGTTCTGGTAGCAATAAGTCCTATCATTCCAATGTGACCAATGCCTAATATTGCTCCCAATCCAAGAGCAAACCATTTGAATGTGTTTGACATGAGATTGCCTGCAGTGGCGACCTATTTATAAATTAGCCAATAAGAGTTCCATGTGCTCTTCTTATTTCTCTTAATTCTTCAAAGTTTTTCTGTTTTGTACCACCATCATATTCCCAAGCATATCCTTCTTCAATCATTTGTTCGTTGAGAGACACATCTTCGTCCCCAATGTATAACCAACCAAGAAGACGGCCATATTTGCCGACGCCACCAACAAGTTCAGTCCTAATAACAAGATCATCATCACCCTCAATAGCACCTTCGAGTTTTTCTTGTAACCAGACGGTTGCATCAATTCCAAGTGCCTTTTCCTCCAAATCTCTTGTACGTTTTTCTGGTGTGTCTACACCAGCAATCCTTACTCTTTCTTTCTTGTAAAGATCGAATCCCAAATCGATCGTGACATCAATCGTATCTCCGTCAAGAACTCTATTGATCTCGGTCACTCGGAAGTTGTAACAACTCTTCCGACTTGGTGGGGTCATTGCTCCCATTACTCTTGCTCCTCAGATAAAGGTTTAATACTGACTTCTTCAACATAATTGTAAGAAACTTCAGTGGCACAAGGAGAACCACTCAAACTATCCTCGGTAAATGCCTCAGCATCATCTGGAATTGCTACTATGATTCCTACAAGAGTAACCGCAGCAGTAATTACAGCACCTGCTCGCCAGACCCAGCGTTCTAGATTGCGAACCCTATCACGAAGTTCTTCTGCCATCTTTTCAGCATCTTCAATCCTGTGTTTCAGGAGAAATATCTCCTGGTCCTGATTTGCGTCCTTCTGGTTGATTTGTTCTGCCATCTTCGAATTCATCAAATGCCATACGCATTATATAGACAATATAATATGTGACCCCAGCCAAAAATATGAACAATCCAACAATAACACTCCATGTTGGATCATTATAATTGTCATGGAGTTTAATAATATTCAACATCAGTATAGTTCATCCTCTTTCTCAGCAAGAATTTCACAATCAGATGTTGGATAAGAGACACATAATAAAGCAAATCCTTCTTCAAGTTGATCATCATCTAGAAATGATTGTTCACTCTGGTCCAGTGTTCCAGATACAATTTTTCCTGCACAGGTTGAACAGGCACCTGCTTTACAAGAGTATGGCATTATGACACCTGCTTCTTCTGCAGCATCCAATATGTATTGATCAGTATCACACTCAAATGTATCCTTCTCACCATCTGATGTTTCAACTGTGATTGTATAAGACATAATTTTTTGAGCAATGCATCTTATATATTGTTTAAATTTCTTTGTTATTGTAATTGAATAACATTAAGAACCTCTTCTTTTACTCTACCTATTATATCCTGCATCATGTCAACATCAATACCCATGAAGGGTGGAATCATACCAATGACTCTGAAAAATCCCTCAGCAAAGAGAGCAAGAAAGATGATTCCAAGACACATACTAATAATAGAAGCATTACGATTGTGCTTGTTAATAGCATAGTCAATCATTTTTTCACATTCTTCTTTTGTGACATAATGAGCAGGTTTAATCTCATCCATTCTGTGTGCCATGAATCAATTCCTCACAAGAAGGCAAATCATTTGTAAATCTATCTGAATTTATTAATTCAATTGCTTCAGCAAGTTCTTTAGAATGATGAATTTCATCATTCATAATCTCAGTAATTTTTTGATCTCCAGGGAAACGAGTTAGATATTCAGCATAAGTGTGTGATGCATGAACTTCTACCTCGTAAGAGAGATGGTATGCACACTGAGGAGCCAACCAGTAATAAACCACATTGACCCAATAATAGACAAGTACGAGGTGTCTGGCGATAAAGCGATCCACCCAGTAAGCACTACCGCCCCTGCTTTCCATGTATTCCAGATGCTCTGTTTCATTTAAAGTCTGTGCAAAGTGTTCCCTCATCAAGTATAGATGTTTTGGACCTCTTAAACCTAAAGACTCTCTAAAATGTAGGACACTCAAAAATGCAAAATAAGGTGCACGAGCAATCTCCTCAAGCACCCAGAATCTTTGATAGTCTCTTCCTGAATAAAGGAAGTCAATGATTGCTACAGTAATGTTTAAAGTAACTTCATTGAATTTTTTCATTTTACTCCACGTGAATAGTGCCTGTCATCCCAGCTCCCTGATGTGGTCCACAGAAGAAATCATAATCACCTGCATCTGCAAACGTAATATCTTGTGATTCACCAGGTGAAAACATTAGTGCTTCTCTGGATAAGTCTGCTCTACCCTCAACAATAATATTATGTGGCGGAAGCATTCCATTAACAAAGTGAACTGTGTCTCCTGCCTTTATTGTAATGTCAGATGGATCAAAAATCAAGTTCCCATTTGATCCCATTGTAACATCAACTGCCCATACTGGCGCAACAAAAAATAGTGTAGCCAGCAAAGCAAAAATAAACTTCATATAAGTTTAGCAACTACACTATCTAGGTGTTTATTCTTTTCTTAAGACTTTTTATTAGGATATCATAACTCTTTTTTGGGCTCAACTGCTGATGCCACAGGTGGTTCTCCAGCAATTTTAATTGGTGCTTGTTCTATTCTAATTGTTTGTGCTGGTGCAGTCTGAGCAGCTGCTGCTATGAGTCTTTCCAGATCTGCTTTACTTACTCCACCACCATTACCTGTTGAACCATTTGCCCCTTTCTTAGCAGTCTGAACCCCAAACGTAGCTAAAACCCCAGTGAAGACCGAGGCAATGAAGGTTGGGTCCAGTTTCTGCTCTGGGATTCCCAAAGCAGGGGGTAATTTGATGTACGCAAGTGTGAGAATTCCCCCACTCCAAATAAGAATACCAAGCCTAACAAAAGTAGAAAGAATCGCCAACTGTTCATCAGAGTCATCTAATTTATCCTTCAGTTTACCAATTGGACCTTTGGGTTTTGTGTCTTCCTTCTTTACTTCTGTAGGCATGGCACTAAAGTATCTGGATTATTTATTACGCACCCTCATAAACTGGGGACATTAATCCACCACCTGGACCATCATTATCATCATCAACATTGTTTGTAAGTGCCCAGAGCACCCAGGCAAATATAAGTCCAGTTGATAATGCTAACATATTCTCAATCACCAGATACCTGGGATGATCTGTCCAGTAATGGCATATGAACCCATTGCTGCTACAACACCCAGCATGGCTGCCCAACCATTGATGCGCTCTGCTCTTTCATTCATTGTCCTGTCTCCTGTAGTGTAAGGTAAAAGTTTTCGTTTGTGGGTCGTCTACCATCTAATTCATAAATGGTGGACTCTCCATATGTTTTGTGGTCCTTGTATCCAACCATCCTTCCCTTTGTATTTTGAAGGGCTGGCATGAATACAATAATGAAAAATACTCCTGGTGCTCCAACAATTAGAGCACTAGCAATAACATAATATGTGAGAATTTCAATCAAAGAAGTTTCCATCAGATCATACCAAAGAAAAGATTTCCAGTAAGTGCATAGGAAAAGATAGCAAAAAAGAATCCTACCATGGCAGTCCTGCCATTGAGTTTCTCTGCACGCTCTGCATATGTTTCATATGCATAACGCTCAGCGTCTGATTTTGAAACATACATCTTTGGTTCCTTAGCAAAAAGATTTTGCTGACCACGCTCATTTGTTGTTACAGTCATTTACCAATTGTAATGAATCTTTACATATTATATATAAAAAAAATGAGGCTGTCAAGCCTCTTTAGATTTATTTTGTAATTTTGCTAACTCTTTTAGCAAAAGCATGTGTTCATTCTCTAAATCTTCCAACCTGTATTGAAGTTTCTCAACCAGTGTGTAGATGTCTTTCACCTCTTCAATATTCTGATCACCCCTATCAGAGTCATCATAGAACCATTCCAGCATTTTTCTAACTTTCTTTTTCACCAGTCCTCATCTCCAAAACTTAAATTTTCTTGATATTCTTTGTTATTCTTACAATAACCATGAACATCTTGCTTCATTTTAAGATGCGCAGATGTGTGAACACTTTCAATGAGAATGAGAACCCCAAGCAGAGCAGCAGGAACAATCCATAATTGTGAAGAACAACAGGCAATACACCAACGTCTCCACCTGGGGTCACAATCTTTCATCAAAGACTCTCAACAGCAGCAAGGGACTTCTGTCTCAAAGACTCAGGGAGAGGCACATAACCCATAGAATCTGAAATGCCTTGTGCCTCTTCACTCAGCATGTAGCGCAGAGCAGGCTTGACATCCTCAGTCTTATGACCAGGTTCAGCAAGGATCCAGGTCAAGGAGACAATGGGGAATGCATTAGCACCAGCAGGATTAGAATCAGTTCCACGCAGTTTGCTATCCAGTTTGATCTGTGACAGACCAGCAGCAGAGGTCTCACCATTTGCCTTCACATAGTTGCCTGCTTTGTTTTTAATAGCAGCCTGTTGGAACTTATCACCAACAACATAACCATAGTTCAGGTAACCAATAGCACCAGGGGTGTTCTTAATGATACCAGCAACACCAGAATTGCCCTTACCAGCAACAGTGTTAGAACCAGGCCATTTTACTGACTTACCGCGTCCAACTTTAACATCCCAATAAATTGAGAAGGCAGAGAGAGAATTAGTAAAACCAGCTGTTGTGCCTGAACCATCAGAGCGAACAGCAATAGTGATAGGAGTATCACCACAACCGAAGTACGACCAGTTATTAATACTTCCATAGAAGACTTTAGCAACTTCTGTTTGGGTCAGTTTAAGATCACAACCAGGCTTATTATAAGCAACAGAGATAGCACCTCCAGTCATAGGGATCTGAACCATTGGACGTGAAATGCCAGACAATTTCTTATCAGAAACTGCCTTATCAGATGCACCAAAGTCAGTGGTTCCTGCTTTATACTGGCGTACACCAGCACCAGATCCAACTGCCTGATAGTTTACTTGATTGCCAGTTTTAGCAGCATAGTCCTTAAACCAACGCTGATAGATTGGAGCAGGAAATGATGCACCAGCACCATTCAGATTTCCAGCAAGCGCTGGAGTAGTAGATGTGAGTGCCAGAGCACCCACTGCAAGAGCAGAGAGTTTCATTTAATTTCCTCTTTTAGTTTATTAATCAGAACTTGTACTTGGTGCCAACTTCAACTTTCCAATCACGAGTGTCATCTTCATCTTGGAAGATGTTTTCCCACTTGCCATAGACACCAAAGTTTTTAGTGACCTTAACCTTAGTTCCCACTTCAAGAGCAGTAAAATTGGTGTCCTCTCCCTCCTCAGGATTAGTTACACCAAAACCACCTTCAATATAGGGTTTGAATGCACCAATTTTTGTTTCATATCCAACTCTTGCCTGATGAACAGCTTTTGAATATTCTTCATCAGTGCCTTTAAATTCATGCTTGGACTCAACATAGGGTCCTGCAAGGGCAGGAGCAGCCAGGGCAATGGGTGCCAGTGCGGCTAGAGCGATTGCTTTCATTTGTAATTCCTTTTTTTTTAGTTAGCAGATTTGTTTTTCAACATAGAAATTATATCATCTTATTCATTCTATGTCACTAAGAAATGGTCAAATTTATCTAAACTTAAACAAACCCAATTATATAGAGTTCCTTAATTTAAATTTAACCATGAAAAAAGGACCCCTGTTAGAGGGTCCTAATATCTCTTAACTAAAGTTATCAGAAGTTAAGTTTGACACCAACTTTACCACCCCAATCAATGATCTCATCACCATCAGAATCTTCACCAGCAGTCATGCCAGCAAGTTCACCATAGACATCAAAGTTTTCTGTGGCAGCATAGGACAGACCAATCTTGCCTGAGAGTTCAGTCTCAGTGTCATCAGCAACTTCACTGTGGACAAAGGCAGGACCACCTTGGACATAGTATCCAACCTTACCTGAGCCACCCTCAAAACCTACATGAAGATCTGTGACTGCTGAAGAATACTCTCCATCAGGATATGAAGCATTGGCCTCTACATTGACGTAGGGTCCTGCAAGGGCAGCACCAGCGAAAAGAGGAGCAGCAGCAAGGGCTGCGATTACAGATTTAAACATTTTTTTTACCTAAGTTACTTGCGGAATGGTTACCCGCAGATGAAAGAACCTCGACATGGTTCTGTTTGAAAATTTTGGATTGACCAGAAACTTGCTCTAGTAATTGAGGAGGTTGTTCCTATACTAATCTACCAAAATTGAAAGACTTACTCAAGTAATTGCGGAGTTCGTCTTTGGATGCATATCACATGCTTTTCTTTCTCTTATTTAGTATAGATACCTACCATAATATTGTCAAGATTGTGGCATACTATCACTCTTTTGTGAGGGTTCCACCACTCTTCCTAGGTAGGGATCAAAATCCATGAGGTCCTGGATCTTCATTTGTGCGCCTTGTTGTGACCAATAACCAAACTGAGCATTGTAATTACCCCTGTGGAAAACATCAATGTGCTCTGGATGGATGCTTGATCCTAACTCAATTCTATACAAAAGTAAAGGAATGGAATATGTGTTTCCAGAATTGTAAATCAAATCATCAGCCACTGGTCTTGGTCTGACGCCATTGTCTAGTTTGTATTTGTCACCTCTACAGTGCAATCTAATAAGTTTCTCAGCATGATGTCTGTTAATAATATAACAAGCAGTAGAAAACTCATTCACAAATCTCTTATGAATCTTGATGTGAACATCACCAGTACAGATGATTGCAATCTGAACAACATCCCAATCATATGGAATCTTAGAGTAGAAATCCTTCCAAGTAAAGTTCCAGTGCTTTACAAGATCAAGACTACAATCATCCTCCATGATGACTGCATAAGGAGAGTCAGAGGTTTCATACCAGTGCTTGATTGCTTTGAGATGAGATGTAACACATCCAATCTCACCAGATGACATCATCTCTGGATATCTACCTTTGATAATGTCACCTAGATCATCATCTCTCCCGTCATATCCAGAGATACGTGTGTAGTCCTCTATCTCCCAATACTTGAATTGTTCCTCCATGTATTCCCATCTCTCTGGTTGCCCATCAAGATTAGTAACATAGACAGGTCCAATGCCACTGAGCTTGAATGCTGATTTATTTTTATCTACCACGGATGCTGTCATATCACCTCCCAATGATCTGGATACAAGTCTTTAGTATTTAAGTGTGAATTATTAGGACCAAACCATTTCTTTGGCGCAATCACTCTTCCTCTATTTGCCAACCATGCTCCCCACCAACTGAATGTGCTATTGGCTATGATGAAATCATTACACATTGTCATCATGTATAAGTCATGATATGAATCTGCTTGCTCTGAAATTATAAAACTATCATCAGAGAATAGATCTTGTTTCATACACCAGGCAGGATCATCACTGAAGATAATAACTTGTCTACCCTTTTCAAATTTACTGAGTGCATCAGCATAGTATTCAAGACTTTGATTGTGATGATTTCCAGAGTTTGTTAGAAAATCACCTCTTCTGATGTGAAGGGAAATAGGATTATCATAGTAATTATCAATAATATCCTTACACTCGTCAACTATATGTTGTTTAAATGTAAACTCTTTTCTGACTTTATCTTGGATATGAATAAAGTATTTTTCTGTTTGATAAAATCCATAGAGTGTGAAATCATCATTTTTAATATCAAAAACACTATCATCAAATTCAAATCCAGATTGATGATATACCTTTCCACTGTTGATGAAACCAATGTTAGGTTTGATATTGAAACAATCAAAGAGTTCTATATGTAGTTTGTTTCCAATACCATCATCATAGATCTCATCATGTTTAGGTATCTTATATCCCACACCAATTTTATCTGCTATTCCCATAGTAGCAGCATATTGGAACATTTGGTTTCCCAACTGTCCCAACTTTCCAAGGTAATCAAATCCTATCATTGTTGTTTAATCCAATCAAGAACATCAATCTCAGGCATCCACCCCAAGACATTCGCTATCTTACTTATATTAGCAAATGTCACATCCATTTCACCAGGTCTCTTAGGAATGTATGTTTGATTGTCAGAGATTGCATCAGCAATACTTTGAACAGAGACACACTTACCACTACCCACATTGAATACTTCACCAGCATGTCCTTTGAGTGGCATAATAGAGGCAAGATAGTTTGCCCTTGCTACATCCTTGACATGTATGAAATCCCTCTTCTGTGACCCATCCCCAACAATGGTCAATGGCTCACCAGCATCTTTCTGTCTCTGGAATATTCCTATTACAGGGGCATACTGACCCTTTGTGGGAGACCTATCACCAAATACATTGAAGTATCTCAGAATAACTGTCTCAAGACCATAGAGGTTGGTATACATCTTGCAGAACTTCTCTGCTGCTATCTTTGATGCAGAGTAAGGGTTCAAGCAATCATCAGGTTGAGTTTCAACATTAGGCACAGGATTATTTCCATAACCAGAGGATGTAGAGGAATAGATAAATCTCTCAACACCTGCCTCTCTTGCACACTGAAGAACAGTGGCTGTGCCTACACAGTTCCTGTGTACTGCTTGAATGGGATTTTCAATTGCTGGTTGAAGTCTTGACTCTGCCGCAAGGTGATATACATGCTTTACATTCATAAAGCAGTTTCTTAACTCCTTATAATTGCATATATCAACCTTAAGACTAATTACCCTGTCATTATCACTCCAATAAAACTTATCATTATTAGCACTTTCATTATCAATACAAATAACTCTCTCACCTTTACTGAGCAAATAATCCACAAGATTAGATCCAATAAATCCAGATCCACCCGTAACAAGACTATACATCACTTGACACCTCTCCTATTCTTCATATCATTAAATACCTTAGCAATACCTTCGTCAATGGTGGTCTTGGGAACCCACCATCCAAGTATATAATTATCAGCTTCATTTCTCTTGTCCAGTTGCACACTATCCTTAGCAATTCCTGGTTTAATTTTGATTGGTTTGCCAATCATATTAAACTGACCCTGGATAATATCTGCTATTTGTCTGATACTATTACTATGGAATGATGTGATATGCAGTGGGTCATCTGATGAAAAATCTGTATAAGCATACATCACAGTTTCAAGTGCCTCACAACAATCCTCTGCATATAAGAACTGTCTTTCTTCTGTTCCATCTGTCAACATCTCAAAATCACCTTCATCAAATCCTCTATTGATAAAGTCAGTAATGACATGTGCTTTGTCCATATTATTCTCAATACCATAGACATTCCAGAACTTTACAATTAGTCCATTAAGAGCCCTAGTGTGCATTTCACCCACCCTTTTCATCACACCATAAGGTGAGTGTGACATATTGCTCATTTGAGATGATGCAAACACAAACTTCTTACGATATTTCCTCAGGAGTGAAAATGTGTATGCCATCAACCTTGTATTATTGTTGATGAAATCAAACGTGTGCTGATACTTTTTGAGATATCTAGATCCACCCACGTCAAAAGCAAGAAAGAATACAAAATCTGCATCCCTAATAATACCTTGAACAATAGTGGTAAGAGTGTCTCTCAAGTCATATTGTGGTCCATTAGCAATATCAACTTCATCAACAACATGCCCCTTCTCTCTAAGATAAGTTGTAAGATATGCTCCTATCTGACCTGATGATCCTAAAATTGCTACTCTCATAATGCCTCAACAAATGAATTGTAAATCTCTTTCTTTAGTTTGGTGGTTGAATAACCATGATCCTGGCGTTTAATCCAAACTATATCTATGTCAATATCTTTACCAGTGTAAGATCCATCTGCATAATCATCACCAAGGAATCTTACATCATAATCTGAGAGATAAGAAAGAAAAGTCTCCTCTGCTTGATAGACTACAACATCATCAATATATCTTATTGACCTCAGTATTTCTTTTCTATCTTCAAGAGACTGTACAGGTATCATCTTGTGTGGACGTCCCATATTAGGATTCTCATGCAGAGCAATGGTCAGGTGATTGCAGTGATCCTTTGCCTCTTTGAACATCCTAATATATCCAGGGTGAATAATATCAAATGCTCCAGCCACAATACCTTTTCTTAACGGCATTCTCTTTTTCCATTCCTCCACACTGATACCCTTGTCATCAATAAACAAATCAGCAGTTGGTTTATGAAACATGGGTTCAAGTTCATGATACTTGTATCCCCACATTGCCAATTGATTTCTAGTAAGGTCTGTATGATCAATACCAGAACCTCTACCTCTTGCTGTCATAAAGATGATGTGATGTCCCTCATCATAAAGACGATTGACATGCTCCACCATCCAGGTAAATGGAAGAGCATTATAGTAATCTGGTTTTCCTAGAGAATTATTAGGAGTATGGCAGAGTGTGCCATCAATATCAAAACAATATCTCATACAACACCATGTAAGAATATCTGGTGTACACATTCTACCACACCATATGACCTGCTGGCAATATAATAATTCCAGAGTGCATTAGTGGCTTCACTTCTAATAGTATTGTCAGGACTAAATCCAGTTAACACACCATAGGGAATCTGATTGTCTTCACACCAGTCCACACATTTAAGCATGTTCTTTGACTCACCACCTGAACTAATGATTACAACCAGTGTGTCATCTTCAACATAGTATTCTAAAAATTTCTTATATGCATTATCATACCCAAAGTCATTTGTGAGCATGGTAATCATTGAAGGGTCAGAGAGAATAGATACCTTCTTACTATGAAACTTCATGTAATCTTGAGAGATATGAGAAGCGACTGAATTACTTCCACCATTACCTAGGATAATGATTCTATTGTACTTCTCAAATGCTTTCTGATACTTATCAAACTCACTTTCAGTATGAGCATTTTGTAAAGCATCAACATACTCGCTAAATGGATTATTTACAGACATTTACCTTTCACTCCATTGGGTGATACATTAATTTTAACAGAATCATAAGGGATGTTCAAGTCATTCTTTTTAGAGAAGACCAAGAAGAATCCACCATTACCTGCCCCACATAATTTATGTGCGATTACAGAGTCACTTTCTTTAAGAACTTTATCCATGCTTCTGATGACCTTGTTCTCTGTGATATGGGTTGTTGTTTTTTTCTTCTGATCCCAACTGAGATTTAACAATTCTAGAAACTCAGGATAATCCTCATCCATTAGTGCATCATACGCTTTTTCTACTGTCTCCATGAGAGGCACTGCCTTATCAAGATTGTCTGTCACACTTTTAAGAACACCTCTTGAATTTCTGGTGACTCCAGTAAACACAAGTGCCATATCATAATATTTGAATAGATCAGTAGATAGAAAATCATACTTCACTACACCACCCCTGAAGAAATCAATCTTCTTAAATCCACCAATACCACAACCATATGGATCTTGGTATCCACAATATGGATTCATCTTCAGTTCAAGTTTGTATGCCAACTTACATATCTCTGCATCAGTCATGCTCAAACCATTGAACATGGATATGGATTTAATCAGACTAATGATATAAGATGAAGATGATGCAAGTCCACTTCCCTGAGAATATGCATCACTAGTCATTGAGATATTCATTGGGTTGCAGTTAAAGTGATCCAATACAATCCTTACAAGTTCATTCTTGATATCTTGAATGTGTTGTACCTCTTCTCTCTTTGAATAGTTGACAATATACTTACTTGATTCAGCATTATATCCCAACTGATCCTGATGAAGAGTAATGTAAGTCTTCAAGTTTGATGTAAAACTAATGACAGATCCCTGTCCATACTTCTCAACAAAGAATGGATTATCTGTGGACCCACCAAACAAAGACACTCTAAGTGGGCAACTAGATATTAGCATACTTTTTAAGATACTCCTGATTAGAATAATAAGATCTCAGCTGGTTTTCAGACATCTTTTGAATCTTCTCCCATTCATCAAAGTTTTGTTTCATGTATGGATTGCCCTGAACAGAATTAGGCCATGAGTTTGAACCTCTACTGTGCTCTAAGTGATAGACTATATCATCTATTCTACCAACAGAATACCCCATCTTATCAAATCTATAGAATCTTTCCTTGTCCTCTGGAGATGATCCTCTAAAGTTTTCATTCTCCATTCCTGCAAGAATGTAAGATTTTCTATTCACAAACTGCACATGTCCATACTGTGCATCATACATTCTGGATTTTTTATCTAGCACTTCAAAATCAAAGTTCTCATTAATAAACTCACTCACACCATCATCATCAATGAATACTTGCTTTTGATAATTTCCAAACCCATATGGATACACAAGGTCAAATCCATCCATGATCATCTTGACTGATTCAACATATGTTTCTTTCTTGAAGAGAACATCACAATCATAGTTTGCTATGACATTTGTATCAGCCATATCAATCATCTCATTCAGAATCTTCATCCTGTAAAATACAGGGTCATCAGATTTCTCAAACACATGTGTGAGGTTATTGATATTGTCACCAAGAAAATCCTCTATCTGAGGTAGAACCTGATCTTCAAATACAGACTCTACATCAACTTCTTTGAGAATGACTTTAGTATCAAAGTTTTTGAGAAGATAAGCTAGAACAGTGACAACATTCCTCATCCTGTCCTCACTTTCAATCCTGATAGGAATGATAAAAGTGCAGTTTTTTAAATCAATCATTTTGTGCAACAGAAATATGCTGACTCTTCCCAACCTTTGTATCCAGGGACATTACCAGAGTATCCTGCACCTCTTACAATATGAGTGAAAAGATATCCAAAGTGATTAGCATCATGTAGACCCTCTTCAAAGATCTTGAACCCTGCTGCTTCTAGCTTTTCTTTCCACCATAATGCAGGGAATACTGATTGATGTAGAGTAAACAACTCTCCTTCATACCCTACTGTTTTGTCATAAGGTGCAAAAGGTGGGACCATGTCCTCACCCTTATCGTTTCTCACATCTGGCACAAGGGAGACACCAAATACACACAGACCACCCTCTTTCAGGTGCTTGAAAATATTATCAAGCATTGGTTCAACATCATCTGGAGCGATGTGTTCAAACACTTCCTCTGAGTGAATAAAGTCAAACACCATTGGTTTGCCATCCTGATACAGTTGGTAATCCTTGGTGATATCACACAAGAAAAGATTCTTGTCATGATACTTATCCCAGTTCTTCTTACCAACACCAGTCAGTGAATTGCTGCTTCCCTCTAGACCAATACCAATATCACCTCTATCTATGAAGTCAACAACAAACTGCCCACCAGCACAACCAAGATCAAGCATGGCAATCTGCTCATCATCAAATCCATCCTTGACCTCATCAATTAGTCCCTGAGAGGTGAAGTTATCTCTGATAGCACCTACTGGACAGATATGATCTGGAGAGTCATCAGCAACTGTCTTGCTTGCTTCTAATGTAATCATTTTTTTACGTAAATTAGATTGTTGAATTCTTTATCAAAGTTTTTTGGTTCAGGTATGATTACCTCAGCCTGACAACCACCAAACCACCATGCAACCTCATCAAATGAACTAGCATATGTACCAATAATCTTAGCACACTTAGATAGTATCAACAACTCAATGAATGCATCAGTTGTGATCTGAATGTCATCATGGTGACCAGACTCAGCTAGTTTAGGATCATTAAAAATCTTTCTGTCATATAAAATTACTCTGTCAGGATATTTTTCTGCAAAATACTTATAGACATCTGAGTTATCAGAGCAAAAGAAAAACTTTTGATCTTTTGGTAATCTATCTATCTCTCTTTCAAAGATGGAATTGTCATGAAACTTTCTTCTCTGACAATACCAGGATCTAATATGCACACCAACCATATTGTCCCATGAATCCACAAACTCAGAGACATACTCAATGATCTCTGGATTGATTTTAAGTTGTCCAATCACTCTCAAATACTTTTTGATAAAGTACTCTGGTGTTCTTTCATATAAAAGATCTATGGTTTTGTAATCATCAATGTATTGTTCTTCGTCTGGCTGAACATATAATCTCCAGTCCTCCTCATAGATCATCTTTGGTGAGTCAACTAAATCAATTCCTGGGAAAAGAAAATTAGTTGTCTCATGAATAGTGCATACCTTGTCATAGACTGACATTGCGCTGAGTATATTCTTTATTCTATTGGCAATGCCAGCATGACTTACTACTGTAGCATCCATCAAATAACCTCCCAATCTTTAGGATATAAATCATCAGTATTGATGTCTGATAGACCAGGACCATACCATGGTGTGGGAGCAATCACTTTACCATCTCCTAACCATGCACCCCACCAACTAAAGGTGCTATTGGAGATGATGAAATCTTTGCACTTGGAAATCAAACAAAGATCAAAGAACGCTTTCTCAGACACAATATCAACATCATTGTAGATAAAATTATCTCCAACAAAATGATTCTTGAATCTATCTATATCA